CCATTTTCGTCGTTTAACTTCAGATGCAAATTACTATCCTTACGGCAAAGGCATCCTGTCTTACGGAGTTCGGGTATTTAAATCTTTAATGTTAATGGAGGATGCGATGCTTATTTACCGCATCCAACGGGCTCCAGAGAGACGAGCGTTTTACTTAGAAACAGGAAATCTCCCTCAGTCTAAGGTGGAAGCGTTTGTAGAGCGTATCAAAACTAAATTTAAAAAACAGCCTATGTGGAATTCCGCCTCCAATACTGTTGACTACCAATACAACCCCCTTTCAGTGGATGAAGATTTCTTTATTCCCATTAGAAACGGACAGGGGTCTAAAATTGAAGTGCTTCCCGGCGCACAGAATTTGGGCGAAACTGACGACGTAAAGTACTTTAGAGACAAATTGCTTGCGGCTTTAAAGGTCCCCAAAGACTTCATTGTTGAAAAAGATAACTCTCCAGAACGAAAAGCTAACCTGTCACAACTAGACGTTAAATTTGCTAAAGCTGTTTCTAGACTCCAAAGAGATGTGGAAGTATCTTTAAATGTGCTATTAAAACGTCACCTAACTTTAACGGGAATGCCTAAGAGTCTAGTCACAGGCGTAGAGATAAAGCTGACGTCTCCTTCCGACATGTTCGAAAAACGTCGAATGGAAGTGGATGAACAAAAAGTTCGTATTGTACAGGCAGTTAAAGGATTAATGCTTTTTGACGACGAATATTTGTATAAAACTTATTTTGGATTTACTGACGCGGAAGTAACAGAAATGAAGGAAAGGGTTAAAAAGCAAGCGGAAGAACAGCCCCAGCAAGACCCAATGGGAATGGGTGAACCTCCCATGGGAATGCCTCCTGGGGGCGGTGAGGAGGGTGATATCCCTCCCGAAGGAGAGGAGGCGGCTGGAATAGGTGAACCAAGCGCGGAAGAAGCTCCGCCCGGAACTACACAAATAGGGCAGGCAGGTGATGTTTCCGCCCCCCCATTTAAGAAAAATAAATAGTTTTTTTGAAAATTGCTTAAATAGGCTTAGTATATACGTGTACCTAGGACTATATTAAATTATGAATATTATGGATGTTTTTTTTAATCGCGATAAAAGCTTTGCTAAAATCAATTTAGCTATGAATTACCTGAGCCGTCTTGTTAGAGAAAACATGACGGTTTTTGATTATGATTCTAAAGAAGGAAAAGTTACTTTTCTGACTGATACAGAAAAATTAGTTACCTGTATTATTGAAAGTAAGGGCGCAAACGTATCTCTTAAAGATTTTTCCATAGAAGACTCCGCTGAAGTTTTTGCTGATCAAAAAATTGACGAGCGCGTTGAAAATATGGTAGGCGCTTTTATACACAACCTAAGAGAAAGTGATTATCCGGAAGCAGAGGAGAGTTTTTCTATGCTATTAGGCGCATTTGAGGGACGCAGTAAAATTAATGAGTCTCGATCAAAATTAGAAAGGCGACGTTCTCGTTTTACTGAATCCCAAGAGATTATTAACACTCCAGAGTTTACAAAACTTGAAGAGGTTAAAGGAAAAATCGTAGAGTATTTGCAAGAAAACAAAGAAATTCTTCTCCAGTACGAAGACGTTGTTAACTCCATAAAGCTTACGAATGCTCTAGGAAAGGCATTTAATCTTTCCAAGCGTAGTTGGGAGTCGTTGGTGGAAGAGGGTTCTGTCAAAGTGCCTTACGATTCAAAGGAAACTGTTTTTGAAATGATTTGTGCGCAAGAACTTATTAGGAGCGAAATCACTGAATCTAAAGAAAACTTCGCACGGACTTGGATCAAAAATAATAAGATTTCTAAATTGGCGTCTTGTATTTATAGGGAAGACGGACAGGTACAAAATGCCTTGCAGGAAGCTGTTCGCGAGGTTCCTTATTTAGCGTTAGCCAGTAAGGCAGATATTAAAACAGTTTTTACGTCCTTATATGAATCTTCTGATGTTGCAGATATTTCCCAAAAAGACATCCGCGAGTATGTTGCGCGGATTTTTGAGTTTAAGAAAAGTATCAAACAAAGCCTCATTAAAGAACTTAATGATTCTTATGGAATCAATGTTCAAAACCTTAAATTTATTCCTACTTTTTCTAACCTTGCGAAAGCTCAGTCTGTTTTGTTTGAATCTTTGGCTAAACTTGGAAAGAAAGAAACAATTGTCCGCGATGTATTTTTAGAGTTCGCTAAGATTATCCACAAGAAAAATGGCATTCAAACACTAGATGTAAATGATTTTATTAGCGAAATCTTTAAAGATGCGAACATCAATAGCAACGACGAATTATTCCATGATGTGAATTTGGATGACGTTGTGGAGGCTGTTACTGCAAAAGATGAATTCTCGGTCGCGAAGAAGAAGAAGAACGGTAAGAACGGCGACGACGAGGAAGAGAACGGGGACCCGAAAGCATTCGGAGGAAAAAAAGGCGACAAGTCTAAGACCCGCAAAGGTAAGGATTTTGGAAAGGGTGAAGAGGAAGAGGAGACGGACGAAGACGACGTGAAAAGTCTAGCCAAGAAAAAGAAAGGCAAAAAAGAAAAGGATAAGGACGGGGATGAAGACCCTCACAGTGCCTACGACGAAGCTGTTGAATACGCTGAACCTGAAGAGGACGTCGAAAAGGAGGCTGGGTCTAGCGATGAAGAAATGACCAATCTAATGGGAGAGTTAGAATCTCTTTTTAAGGAAATCGATTGGGACGCTTTAGCGGCAGAAGAAACCGAAGAGGATGAGGAAGCCCAAATGGAAGACGATACGGAGCTAGACTACAGCGACGATATTACGTCTAGGGAAGCTCCAGGAGCCGGTGAGGGGGAAACTGAGACTGATGCATCCCCCGAAGAAGAAGAAGAGAACCTTTCCTAGTTATCTTCCATAAAGCCTTGTTTTAGCCACGCTATATTATAGCCTACCCATTTATTGTTTAGAATGGATAGCTGACTTGTAATATTAAACAACTCTTGAATAGACTCTTCTGATACTTTAGAAGAGTCTATTATTTTTTGGATGCGGTCTCTGCAGAATTTAAGATCTTCTTTATCTTCGGGCTTAAGCTTGCTCAGTGCTTTAATGTAGTCTCTTTTGTTTTTAATAATTGCCATCTGTTATTTCTATTTTCAATGATTTATAAGCGCTTCTACGCGCTGATGCGTGCTCTTTTAGATACGGTACTTGGTCCTTAAAATCATAAATATGCACTATTTCCTTAGATTTGTGAATTCGTAACGCTCTGCCCAAGGCTTGTATAGTAGCTATCTCAGATTTCAACCCGCGAGCGTTTATAAAGTGGGTTATTTCTGGGATATCAATTCCTGTCTGTAGTACTTTAGTTCCTATTAATACGGCACGCTTGGCTTTTTTAAAGGTGTTTATAACTTCTTTTCTAACAAAAACGTCATCTTTACCCTCTAAAGTTATAGCTTCGGGAATAAGCTCCCTGAGAATTTCTAAGTGCTTTAGATTTTTTACTAGTATAAGAATGTTCCCCGTCTCCACGGTTTGGCATATACGTAATATTTTCTTATTGCGTACTTCGTTATGTATAATATAATCTTCGTAGATCTCTGGGTAAGTCTTATTTAGACATGCATGATTTTTGTATTCATCAACCTTTACAAAGGTTATTCTAGGAGGGGTTAGGAACCCTTCGTTCACTAAATCTTGCACATCTACTTTAGAGATAACAGGACCTAGGTAAGACATTAAGTTTAATTTTGCGAACCGTTCTTTAGGCACCGTTGCTGTAAACCCAAACCTGTAACTAGCGCTCGGAAAGGATTTTACGACCTTGGTAGACAGTTTCCCCTTGGAGAATTCATGTACCTCATCAAAAATAATAAACTCGGATTGATCGAGATGGGTGTCTAGGACCTTGTGAACCGACTGGACCGTACACAAAGTTATGGGTTTTATGTCCACCCCTTCACCAAAAGCAATTCCAACATCAAACCCGATATTTTTTAAGAATTCGTATGTTTGTAACAGAAGACCTTTTTGTGTAAAAAATACTACACCTGTCTTATCTTCAAGAGCCTTTAAAAGACCCGCTAGGATAATAGTTTTTCCAGAGCCTGTAGGTGCCTCGATGATCCCCGCACGCTTTTCTAAAGCAATATCTATTAAGTCTTTTTGATATTTACGGTATGTGATATCCCGCACATCGGTAGAAGGGTTGGCGATAGGAGGATCTCTTTCATCTGTGACAGTATACTCCAAATCAGCTGATTTTAAATCCTCTTCTATAAAAGGAAGTAGCCCAGTACCGACTACCCCCCCAGGGGTGATAAAATATTTAGATCCGTCCCACCCGCGAGAGTACGCATTACTATATTTGTAACCAGGAAGTTTGGCGCTGTACTTTTTTCGCAGGATTCTTAGCAGTTCTTTATTATCTGTTTTAAGCAAAGAACTTACATTTTTTTTGATAATCTTCAAAACTGTACTATAATAGTCTAAACTATACTTTTTTGGAGTAACTTATGGCAGATGATTCAATTGTTGATTTAATTAAACAACACGAAAAAAATTCGGGCGGTTCCGGTGCAGGGCAGCAAGACACAGATAACGCTAACGCAGAGATGGTCCGCAGGGCTGAGGCAATGTCTCAAAATATTCCAGTTGACCATGCTATGGAGGGTGCGTTAGAAAACTTACTTAAAAATGTTAAGTCCAAAATGGCATGGACAGAGATTGAACTTCCATCACAAGGACTTCTTTACGCCGACAGCGTTAAACGTGTTGAAATTCGTCCATTCACATTTGACGATGAAAGACTATTAAAAAACATTGCGGTTAGTAAGAAAGACCCAGACCAGGTAATTGACACGCTTCTTAGAAATTGTGTTAAAGGTATTGATATAAACGAGCTTCTACCTCACGACAGACTTTATATTCTTTTCCGGTTAAGAGGAATTTCTTACGGGGATGAGTATCCAATCTCCCATGATTGTACTAAATGCGAAGTGACGAGTAAATTAGATTTAACAATCAGTACCCTAGTGACAACTTCTCTTACCAAAGATCATATGATTTTTACGCTGCCCGACTCCGAAAATGAAGTAGAAATTAAGCTTCCTCGTCAGCAAGATAATCATCTGTTTAACAATGCCGATTCTCTTATGGAAAATTTGCATTTGTTCATACACCGCATAGGAACTATAACAGACAATACCATTCTCGAAGCATTCATAAGGCGTACAACTGTACGTGATATTGATACGTTAAGATCTCGTATCTTTACCCCCGACTATGGAATGGAAACCCACTTCTTCTACAATTGTGCGGGGTGTGGCACAAAAAATAAAGTAGAGATCGAGCTAAACGAAAGTTTTTTTACAGCGAGCTGACAGGGATATGGAAGGACAATGGGCTTGAACAGCAAGCTTATGCCTTAGTCAAGCACGTAAACATGAGTCTTTCAGACGTCAGAGATTTAACTCTTTTAGAGCGTAATGCGTATATAAAGTTGTTGAAGGATGAGAATTCTCGTCAAAAGGAAGAACTTGAACGACATAAATCTCGAAGGAACTAAATAATATAGATGGCTCAATTCAATACCTACGCCGTGGTTAAGAGATATAACCGTCCTAGTATCCTTACAAAGACTTTGCTAGAGATGTTTTTCTCTAATAACGGCACTTATTTCCAACCTTACAGCGTTAGCGAGGTATACATTCTACCTGACACAGGGACCACTAACGGCTCCCCGGACATCTACATTAATAGAGCAGCTAGCGATATAGGAACGCCCGCGTACGGTCTTTTAAATGCTTCGTCAGTCTCTTCAGTTGTCGCTACTTACAACGTATCCAACTCTGAGAACATCGGAAATGGCGGGGTGGGGGGCGGGTGGCCAACGGACTCCCCCTTAAACCCATCATCCTACGGCGGTACTAATACATCATCTGCAAGTTCAATTTTTAGCGGGTTGACCGGGGAACCTTATCGCTATCAGGTTCTGGGGGACAGTATAGCGTTCCCAGCCTTCTCCTCAATACAAAATTATTTTGACGTATGGCTAGTACAGGACTTTTCGGGGGTGGACGCCTCATCTGGGTGGCACCTATACTGGAATAAATTCTCCGTATACAATGATCGAATAATTACTTTTACAGAACCTTTTGAGGTTACTACTAGAAGCAAACTTCGCCAAAAATACATCCCCCTAAGCTCTGTTGTTGATCTAGCAATAGAAACTAATGTCTTCTTAGCTAATAATAATTTGGCCGTAGACGAAAAGAATATTTGGCGAGAAGCTGTTATTGATGCCGATACGGTTGATATTCAAATACTCAAGAGAAATCCGCAAACGTCAGGAGAGCGTACATCAATTCGAAAGTGGGCAAATACCGGCGTTACTGTAAACTCGTCTAATACTATCTTGTGTAAATGGGATACTAGCGCCGAACTAAAAGGTGACTATGTCGTTCAGGCTAGGTACAATCTCCTTGGACAAACTTTTTACAGCGAAGAGTTTAGTCTAGTGCTTCGGTAACTTCGAATTCGAAGTCCATTTCTTTTAAGCCTTTGGCGACAAAACTTCTAAAATCGTCGCGCGTATGGGATCTTACATGTAGATCATTCCAATCCTTTACGCCTTCCGGAAGAGTGGCAACGCAGAACTCATTTTTGTTTTTCCCTAACAGAAGTTTACGTGCCTGTTTGATTCCCGCTCTGCCCGCATCATCGTTATCATAAGCAAATATCACTTGCTTATCTTTTATCTGGTCTGCCTGTGCGTGCGACAAATTACTGCCCTGCGTGCACGTAGCGTTT